AGGAGAAAGGATTTGATGCACAGGAGATTGCAACAGAGATATATTCCAAAGAAGGACTCTCTGAGAAGACCAGAAATGCCCTAAATGAGGCGTTTGGGAAATGGCAGGTAGATACATACCTTGATGGCTTAAAGGCTAAAGATTCGATGACTATGCAGCAATTCAAGGAGAATCAAGAAAGTGCTGCTAAGGCTGCTGAGACGGCCTGGAATGAAACACTTGAACTGATGGGCGGTGAGGATCGCTGGAATGATCTCGATGCCTTTGCAGCGGAGAACCTCTCAGAGGAAGAGATTGCCGAATTTAACGAGGTTATGGAGAAAGGCAGCCTACGGGTACAGAAACTTATGATTGCCGATATTTGGCGTCAATATGAAGCTGCTGGAAAGCCTGATGCACCTGTTAAGCTCGATCTTGAAACCGGAGATAACTCTAAAGTTGCAGACTCAAGTTCTGCTGTTACTCAAGCAGAATACTTTGAAGCCTTTAAGAATGGTGAGTATAGAAAGAATCCTGCTGAATGGGATCAAAGGAGACAAGCTGGTTTAGATAAAGGAATATAACTTCTTAAAGGACTTTTAAGATGCAGAAATCCTTACAAAATAATTAGAGACCAGTATTGAACAGTAAGAAATAAATAAGAATAATAAGAGAGTATAGAGAGCTTAGTAGTTATAGAGCGTGATAGAACGTGATAGTACCTACTACTCTCTCTCTTACTATACTACTAATCAATTACTATAAATATAAGGAGATTAATTTATGTCTGGTTCTACTAATAACAATCTCGTTAATCCTGCTGTTGGTGCTGATGTATCAACCTTGCTTATCGAGAAGTTTAATGGAGTAGTTCATGAGCAGTACCTTAAAGGTGAGAACCTACTTAGTGGTTTTACCGTACAGGATGTAGTAGGTACTAACATTGTTTCTGATAAGTACATGGGTGAGACTTCCCTACAGACTCTTACTCCTGGTCAGGAACCCGAAGCAACTAATGATACTGAGTTCAATAAGAACGCTCTGGTTAACTAATAGCCACGCTAAGCAGTGATGCTTAGATGACAACCCTTTGAATTGCTGGGAAGCCTAAGTCCGAAAGGATATGGTAATCAGCAGCTAAGCTTAAACAGTTACTCTGCTTATTTATAAGGAGGTGACTATGAAAGAACTAAAATTATTATTTGGATATAGTAAGTACGGAGTGACTAAAGATGGAGAAGTTTGGAGTTATAAGATGAACAGACTCCTTAAGCCTCAACCAAGAGGCAACTACCTAAAGGTTACTTTATACAACGACAAAGGACAAAGAAAGCAATTATCAGTGCATCGCATAGTGGCTGAGATCTTTTGTAACAATCCAGACCCAAAGAATAAAACCTATATAAACCATATCAATGGTGACAAGTATGACAATCGTAGCATTAACCTTGAATGGGTAACCGCTAAAGAGAATAGTCAGCATGCTGTTGATACTGGTTTGATGAAAGGAAACCCAACGAAACTTGGAGACAAACAAAAGCTTGTCTTCAAACTCTTAAATGAGAACTGGCCGCATGATTACATTGCTAAAGAAACTGGAATATCAAAGTCCATGATTAGCAGTATAAAATGTGGTTACCGCTGGAAAGAAGCTGCTATACAGTTTGGTTTTAAGTCAACAAAAGGTGTTGGTAGAGGGAAATATACAAGATAAATTTTAGTGACTGTTTAAGAAAGTTCAACGACTATCCTATTTTGCAAGGAGTAGTGGCAAGTGCCACGAAGTAGAGGGAACCTGTTTACAGGTTAAGATATAGTCTGGTCTGCATGGAAACATGCAGCAGTCCGTAATGACGATAGCGGACGGGTACAGCCTAACGAGCTGTACCGAACACAACGTGTTGATACTATCGTGCTTGGACGTAATACAGTACATACCCTTCATGATATTCAGAATGACTTTGATGTTATGACTAAACTTGCAACTAATCAGACTGGTAAGATTAAGACTATGGAAGACCAGATGGTAGTTCAGCAGCTTCTGGCTACTGGTCTTACTGGTGGAGTCTATGATCCCTATGCTAACACTATTACTGGTGGCATCTCCCGTGTTACTGGTCAGGGTGTAGCCATTGAAGTTGGATTGAAAGATGATGACTCTCAGGCTCAAGATCCTTATCAGCTTGTATCTGCTATTGAGATCTCTCTTATGGGTTTAGTTACTCAGAGAGTACCTATCGCTGGTCTGAAAGTTCTTGTACCTATCGCTGAGTTCGGCCTTCTGGTTGACTATGGCTTTATCGCTCAGACAGAAGGTGGTTCTAATGAAGCTACTGGTACTATGTTTGATGCTAACCTCTCTGGTAGACTTAAAGGTTGGGGTCTCCCTGTTCAGGGTTCTGTTGAGTTTACTCAAATGAAAATCAACCCGCATGATGGGCTGGATCATTCTCTCCTTTCAAATGCAAATAATGGAAATAGGTATGATGTAACTGATGATATGAAAGCAGCTAATGCCATTATCTATCAGCAGGACGCTTTGCTTTGTGGTCGTACAATCGCTCTGTCTACAGATATTTTCTTTGACCAAAAGACTAAAGGCTACTTCATCGACTCTTGGTTGTCAGAAGGTGCTACTACTGGTAGATATGATAACTGTGCTGTAGTTGTTTCTAATTCTGATACTGCTGACAGTAATGTTACTACTAAAGCTAAAGGCAAAGCCAAAGCTACTAAAACCTATAGCTAACACTCAAGTCTAACACTGTTAGACTATAATCAATACATAGCCCTCTACCATTTGGTTGTTGGAGGGCTTTTATTTAAGGAGGTGAAAGTGTCAGATAAATTAGATGCAATTAATACTTGCTTAGCTGGTATTGGTCTTGCACCTGTCTCTGATGAAAATGATTCAGACTTAGATGCAGCTCAAGCTAATAGGACAATAGATAGGATATCAAAAGAGATTCAGCAAAGAGGTTGGTTCTTTAATAAAGAATATAATTGGAATGTAGTACCTGATGCAAACACAGGTCAGATAGTTGCACCTACTAATGCTCTATCCTTAATTACTTCTGGTGAAAGCAGAAACATAAGACTTGCACTTAGAGATGGTAGACTTTATGATATGGTTAATCATACCTTCGATTTATCTGACTTAGCTAATTACTCTGTAGGTGGAGTTCTTTGTCTTCAATTAGCTTTTATTATGCTAATTGACTTTAATGATTTACCACCGATTGCACAAACAGCTATTAAGTATATAGCAAGAAGACAGTTTGCTCAGGATTTAGAAGTTGATGAAAAGAGATGGAAATTTCAGAAGCAAGATGAGATTGATGCTATGAACTTACTTCAAAGAGAAGAGTCCAGAAATAGAAAGCATAACTACTTGCGTGATAATCCTACTGCTCAGAACTTTATAGCAAGGGCTGGTGGTCCTAACTCTATGGCAAACAGGTTATCCGTATTCCCGAGACGTAACACATATTAAAGGAGGTGGCTTATTACTTATGTTACAAGTAATCAAGGTAGACCTATCCAAGGTGTATCTCAGCAACCAGCTAAGAACAGATATCCTGGACAATGTACCTTGTCAGATAATTTCAGACCAGATATTGTAAGAGGGTTAAGTTCAAGACAGGGTACTCAAAAGGATGGTACTTTTGTCGGTGCATCTATGAGCTCTTTATCTAAATGGCATCATTATAAAAAGAATGGAGAAGAATACTTCATTGAAGTTCAAGTAGATGGTACTGTCCAGGCTTGGTCTCCTGATGGTACTAAGCATACTATTAATGTTGAAGACAGTGCTGGTACTTACTTAGCTAATTCTGATCCTTCTTCTAACCTTGATCTTATGACAATAGGTGATTACACTTTTCTGATTAATCGTGATGTGGTAGTGGAAGAGAGTTCTACAACTACAGATTCATTAGAGAGCGTAGCCATTGTGTACATTCAGTTTAAAGATTATGCACAAACATGCTCTATTGAGATAGATGGAGTTGAGGTAGCATGGCATCGATCTTTAAATGGAGATGACCCAGCTCATGTAGGTTCTGTCAATCCAGCTACTGTAGCATCTAAATTATTGGATGGTCTGCAGGGTAATAGTGGATTGCAAGCAGACTCTGGTGAATGGGATGGAACAGATATAACTGCTAACTTTTCTATCATCTTAAATGATAACTGTCTTTTTATCTCAAGGATTGATGGAGGAGACTTTACAATAAGTGTAGATGATGATGTAGATAATGCCAATGCAGTAGCTTTGTTTAAGACTATTGAAAAAGTATCTTTACTTCCTAATAAAGCACCAGATGACTTTAAGATAAAGGTTACCCCACCTGGTGGATATAGGACAGAGAATGCAAGTTTCTGGCTAAAGGCTACTACTGTTGATGGAAGTGCTGGTAATACTCTTACTTGGAATGAAACTACTGCTCCTGATATCTCAGTAGGTATTAATCCTGCAACTATGCCTCATGTTCTTGTAAGAGAGAGCGTAACAGCAGGAGTAGCTACCTTTACTTTAAGACAGGGAGAGTGGGAAAATAGAGAAGTAGGTAATGATAGGACTAATCCCTTACCAGCCTTCACAGGTCTTAAAATAAACTCAACTGGACTTATGCAGAATAGGTTATACTTTACTGCTGGTGAGTCCGTTACTATGTCAAGGTCTAATGAGTTCTTTAATTTCTTTAGAGATACTGTTCAAGCAACATTAGAGACTGATCCAATTAGTGTATATGCTGACTCACCTCAGATTAATTATCTTAAAGCTTCTATAGGCTTTGATGGTGATTTAGTATTCTTCTCTGATACTTCTCAGTTCTTAATGCCAGGTGATGTAGCCTTGACTTCAAGTAATGCAGTATTAAGAAAGACAACTACTTTTGAAACTGATCTATCAGTTAAACCTGTTGCATCGGGAGATAATATCTTCTTTGCAATCAATTATGGTCAGTTTACTGGTATAAGAGAATACTTTACAGATTCAGTAACAGATTCTAAGAGAGCAAGGCCAGTAACCGATCATGTTAAAGAGTATATAAAAGGAAGCCCTGCTCTTATGGTGGCCTCTACCAATGTAAATCTATTGCTCATTAAAGCAGAAAATGATAATATAATTTATACTTATGATTGGTTATGGCAAGGAGCTGAAAAAGCTCAAAGTGCTTGGGGTAGGATACTATTCCCTGAAAGTGATAAGATAGTCTATATGGCTTTTGTGGATGATACTTTAAGGCTAATCATTGAAAGAGATAGTATGACAGTTGAGTGTGAATCTATAGACTTAGGCGATGCTGATTCTTCTGGATTAACTTTTCCAGTTCGTTTGGATCGTTCCTCAGTAGTTACTATGACAAAAGATGATGATACCTGGAAGTGTAGTGATCCTTTACCTAACTGTTCTACTGATGATATTAGGTTAGTTAGGTCAACAGATTGTTATGAAGAAGAGAAAGGTACTTTAGTTAATTTTGAAAGAGTAGGTTCAGAGCTTTGGTCAGAAGGTGATTTAAGTGATCAAGCTACCTGTGAAGTGATAGCAGGTGTCTATTATGAATGTAAATATACTTTGACTAATCCTGTCGTTAAGGATAGGAATGGACAGGCTATGAATCTTGATAAGCTTATAGTTGGTGCTTACTATGTTAACTATAATACATCAGGAGATATAGTAGCTGAGGTAGAAGATAATTATGGTAATGTAAGAGAGTCATCTTATAGTAATAGGACACTTGGTGGACCTGAAAACTTAATTGGATTTGCTCCTTTAGTTCAAGGTCAACATAGAATACCTATTCGTAAAAGGTCAGAAGAATATAAACTTACTATCAAAACAGATAGTTATTTACCTTTAGCTATTCGTGACTTTTCTTTAACTGGAAACTTTAACAGGAGAGGACAGCGTATATAATGGCAATAGGAACAACTGCTGCCCTTGTTGCATCTCTCGCTGTATCTGCTGTATCTGCCGGTGCTTCTTATATGCAAGCTGAAGCTCAGAAAGAAGCACAGGAAGAATATAACGAACAGCTAAGAGATGAAGCATTAAGGCAATACACAGAGTTAAGTAAAGAGGAAGCTGATGTAATTCAAGAAGGATACAAACAATCTATGCAAGCACAAAGAGAGTATATGCAAGCAAGGTCTTCTGTTGAATTGCAATCTGCTGCTACAGGTACTTATGGTCAATCAATAGATTTAGCTATGGAGGATTTAGCGACTGGTTTAGGCCAGAGATTTGGAGACATAACAACTCAAAAAGAAAGACAACTTGATAATATAGATACACAAGCACTTAATATCCAGTCCGGTGTTGCTAAACAAACTGACTATACTATAACGCCACCTGCATTCTATCAAGGTGCTATGTCTGGTTTAAGCACTTTTCAATCTACATATGGTACTTTTCAAGGAGCAGCAAAAGCTTCAAGAGAGGGTGCTAAAGCAAAATAGGAGGTTAAATGGCAGAACCAATAACAAGACAAAAGGTTAATAATCCTTTTCAGATGGGTCCGTCACAGCAAGTACAAATGCCTGGAAGGTTAAAGACAGAGAGTCAAGCTTTACCTCGTTCAGCTTTCCAGGCTGGAAGCACAGGTACTGACATTGTTAATGCTCTGGTGGGATTTACAGGTGTGGCAGCAGATCAATATACTAAAAAGATGAATAAGAAAATAGCTGCTGATAAGATAATCCAGAGTGGTGTCGCTGCTGCTGGTGCAGCTCCCACTGATAAAGCAACCGTAGCAGGAATAAGGACTCATGCAGTAGTTACACTTAAGAGTGAAATGCTTGGAGTTCAGGCTCGACTTAATGAATTAGCTAAGCAAGGCTTAGATGATGAAGAGTGGGAAAAAGCAATTCAAGATGAGTATAGAGCTGTTGATAATTACATGCTTGATACTTATGAAGGCTATGCAAAAGATCAAGAGATGCAAAAGTTAGTACCAATCTCTTTTCGTGAAGCTATGCCACAGGTAGCATCAGTAAGAGAAGCGGATAAGATTAAAAGAAAAGAAGCTTCTTATATCAATAGCGTAACAGATGCACTGCTTAATATGGAGAAACTGGCTAAAGAGAACGGACATAAAGTACCTGTTGATGCAGCAGTCACTTCTATTGATAGATTAGTTAAAGGGAATCAACTTACCTCTCTTCAAAAGGATGAAGCTATTACAAAAGCCATTCTTACTTCTAAGTCTCCTTCTCTTATTGAGGCATCTAAGGTGTGGAAAGGAGATCGGAAAACATCTTTATATGAGAGAACAGGAGCCTTACAAGCTTTAGATGAAAGGTTGCAAGGAGAGAGTTTAAGTAATGAAGCTGTCTCTTTAGCTGTTGAGTTCAGTACTTACAAGTCACAGATTCTTAGTGGAGAGCTTTCATTAGATGCTGGTCTTAGTTTGATTGATAGGAGAAATAAAGAACTTAATGGTAAGTTTGCAACGAGAGGTTCTATCACTTCTATCATTAATGATCACGCAAAGGCTGTTGCTGGAAGGGAAAGACAAAGACAAATAAAAGCGTTACTTGCTGATCAAAGTCAGACTGATGCAACCTCTATTGTTCCAAAAGAAAGACAAGCTGGATACACCTCTATTTATCAAGACTTGATTAATCAAGCGAGAGAAGAGGCTAAAGAGATACCAGAAGAAGAGCAAGGAGAGTTCTTAAAGAAGAAGACAGCATCAGCTATTGCTCAAGTGTGTGATATGGCAGTTACTAAGGATGATGTTATTAATCCTTTCGTTAAGTCTTTATCAAACCTGGCTACGTCTAATGTAGCAGCAAGGCAAAAGGTTGGTGATAAAGGAGAGCTTACTTTGGATTCTACAACTGAGCAAGCTGTTAATCTCTTAAACGCTATGCCACCTATGGCAAAGTATAAGCATCTTGATTCGTTAGGTGGTAAAGAGT